ACCTAATCCGTTAGCAACAAAGATTTTGATACCATCAAAAGTTAATGCTCCGTTGTTGAACCATTGTGTTCCCATAGAGTTTGTACCTGCAGCACCTACACCATCTGCAGCAAAGCCGCCTAAACTTCTCACGTATGCACGAGCAATACTTTGAGAAACGTATATGTTTAAGTCCTCGCTTCCATAGAGATTTGCATTTATAGAATCTGCAATTTTTCCTAATTCGGTTATAACATTCCCCGCATTTACAGTCGTTCCTGCAACTTCGTTTGCTTGTGGTAGGTTAGCATCAGCAGTTAATAAAGTCATAAGACCATCAAATTGTCCGCTTGTTGCAGTTGAACCTGCCCAAATAGAAGTCTCTGTTCTCTGTGCTACTTTAGCAGCTACGTGAGAAATTAAGAAATCTGAAAAGTTAGATGGTAGTGTGTCGTGTGCTGAAAAACCCATAGAAATAGCTTCCCAATCATCTTGGAAATCAGACTTACATAGTTGTAAATTCACTTGCTGATATTCAGGCTGTAGTACTCTTTCGTCAAGTGTAAGAGTAGAAGTAGCTGTGAAATCACAAGAAGCATCTTTTACGATGTCATCAGTAGAGATAGTTTTGATTACCTCTTTAAATTTTACGTTAGGCTTAACTGTAATCCCTCCGTTTTCAATAGTGTTAGCACTTAATAGAGCAGCAGAGATGTATTGTCCTGCAAACTCTCCTGCATAAGTACTTGTTACGCTTGTTGTTGTTGGCATTTTTTTATTATTTAGTGTTTATTTTTTAATGTTTGCAATTCTTTGCATTACCTTATCTGCGGTAGTCATATTTCTTTTCTGTGCAAATAAGTTTAAATTCTTTTTAGTTTCAGCTTCAGGATTGTGAGTTACTTTAGCAACAGGCTCTTCTGCTGATAATTCAACCTCTTCCTTTACCTCTTCGTTAAGTTCTTCCTTAACTTCTTCTTCAGAAACTTCTTCGCTCATTTCTTCTTTAGGCTCAATCATAGATTTGATTTCTTCAATCATTTCTTTAACCTCTGCTAAATCTTGTTTAGTTGCGTATCCCATTTCTTCTTCTTCTGCAGCTTCTACTTCCTCTTCAGGTGCTTCTTCTGCTGCTCCTATAGATGCAATAATACCTTCTTCTTCTACTTTAAGGATTTCTCCATCTTCCAAAGAGTATTCGCCTACAGGTAATGCTACTTTTTCGTCATCTGTTACTATGAACACTTCACTTCCTGCAGCGAAATTTTCACTTTCAATAACAGTTCCGTTTTCCAAAGTAGCTTGTGCTAATTTTACTTCTTGGGTTTCTTCATTTAGTTCCACTCCAAGAACTTCTTTTACTTTGTTTAACATATCTGTCGCTTTCATATAAATTGAATATAATTATACAATAAGTTATTAATTACTTTGTTATATTTTTAGTTTGCTGCAGTACAAGCGTCACAATCATCATATAAGGTTGCAGTATTTATATGTATTCCTTCAGAACCTCTTTCTTCAAGTATAGTGTGGCATCCTGTATGTCCGTTTTCTAATACTATGTAATATACTGCTCCTACTGTAAGTGTTCCGTGATAGTGTACGTTATGTTCGTGTGAATCATCACATCCTGCTATTCTGTAACCTTGATATGGTATAGGGTCGTGTGAACCTACATCTCCAATACCTTGTGCTTGAAAACTTCCATCACAACATTTACGTGAATAGGTTTTACCATCTTTGCAAAGGCAACCTCTTCTATCGTTTTGTGGACTTGGGTTTCTTTCTCTGTAATCTCTCATTTAATAGGAACGCAATTAGGTACTCTTTTACCGTTTTTAATTTTAAACCCTATCATCTCATATCCCTCATAACAAGGTTCTTTAAGAGATGCTTCTAATAAGTCAAGTTCTTTTAGTTTAGCACCTGCCCATCTTAATCCTGCTTTACCGCCCCACAATAAGTAAGATATAGTACCACACGCTTCTGAATTACCTTCATCGTAGTATTCTTCTGCTCTTGATAAATAACTAAACATTCTTTTGATTGTTTCAACAGTAACCGCTTCTTTCTTTGCTAATTGTTGTGCTCTTACTTTACCTACTTGTGTAGCACACTTGTTGTTGACTTTTTCGTTTAGTTCAATACCTCTTTTAGCATTGTTAGAAACTGCATCAGGATAGTCAGCATAAGATTCAAGTTGTTCACCCTTTAGCATTTGTCTTAACTCTTCTACTAACTCTTGTGCTTCCTCTTCTAAATCGTCTTTTATTGTTTTGTCTTTAGGTCTTTCTGCTTTGTCAGCAAAGTAACCTTCTATAGAGAACCCTTTTACTTTTCCTGTTTTAACGTAGTCATTCCAAACCTCATCGTTAAGTACTTTCATAGATACCACCCAAGTACCAACAGGAACTTCCATATCGTAGTGTCTTGTCTTATCTTTTTCACTTTCTACAATCCAAGATTCAACAACACTCAAACCTGTTAATGGAACTTGGTGTTCTAATGTTGAATTGTTTTGGTTTCCGTTTATAAAGAATAATTCACTTGCTTTACGAACTGTATCACGTGAGAAGTAAATGTAATATTCGTTGTCATCGTTTCTACGATAGATAGGCTTATTAGGTATTAAAGCTGCACCCATTAAGATACGCTTTTCTTTATCTACCTCTGCAAGTTTAAACTCTTGGTTTTTAAGTGCTATAAAATCCTCTTCTATTGCAGGACTTTCCACCACACTAATAGCTTCAATTCCAATAGCATCTTCTTCATCTATAAATAGTTCTACTATATCCATATTAATACAATAATATTTTTTAAAATTTGTTACCCTATTGATGCACCTGATTCTACTTTTCTATCAAGTGCTTGTTGATTAGATACCTCACTACTTACAACAAATGCTTTAACAGGTTTCTGCTCTTGTTCTCCTATTGCTTGTGCTAATTGGTTTTCAGGTGCTGCTCCTACTACATTAAACGCAGGTGCTTGTGGTGCTGATGCTCCACGACCTCCACTCATACTACCTCCACCACCTTTACTTCCTACCATAGATTTAGCAGTACTTACTGCACTTTTAATACTCATTGCTATACCTGCTGCTTGTGCTGCGAATATTGCTATTAAAGGTACGTTAGCAGGAGGAGGTGCTGCCGATGCTGCCTTCATAAATCCTTTTGCACCATCAACTCCTGATTCTGCTGCTGAAGCTAATATTCTTTGCATAGTTGCTTGTGCAGCCATTATTTGTTCTTTAAGTATCATTCCTGTTTTAAGAATAAACAATGCTTTAGCTATTTTACTTTCTTCACCTGCTGCTTGTGCAACCGCATCCATAGCACCATATATAGCTTCTTTTCTTTTTTCTTCTAATTCAATTAGTTTTTCTGCATCTTCTATTGCTAACTCACCTGCTTCTCTTTGTAAAGATATTCTGTTTATTAATTGTTCTGAACGGAAACCTTCTATCTGTGCAAGTACCGCTTCTCTTTCGTTTTGTGCTTCAAGTAAAGCTATGTAGTTTTCTTGGTTTTGGTTCTTATCGTATTCTGCTTGTGCTGCTTTAATCGTAATATCTACGTTTTCAAGCATTTTTTCGCTTTGCTCATCTAATATTTGACCAAGTCTTTCATTTGCTGCTATACGTTCTTCAATAGTCTTACTTTCATCATCTCTAATTTGTCTTTGTTGTTCGGCTTGTCTATCGTATTTTTCAATAAGACCTTGATTTATAACTGCAGCTACCTCTGCTTGTTTGTTAAGGTCAACTGTTGCTCTTGCTGCTTCTACTGTTGATTTAGCATAATCTGTAATACTACTTACTACTGTTGGTACAATCTCTGCTACTTTGTCAAATGTATTATTTACTCCTGTTACTACATCAAATAATTCTTTACCTGCGTTTTTGGCACTTTCTGCTGCACCTGCAAAATCTCCGCTAAATACCTTTACTACTGCATCACCTAAAAATCCTAAAGCATCTAATGCACTTTTAACTCTTTCTATTACATTATCTACTATAGCTTGACCAAAGTTTTTTAATGATTGTACAGGGTTTTCAAATAAACCTTTAAAATAGTCTATTACAGTTCCTACATTGGAATCAAGGAATTTAAAAAAATCATTAAATGCTAAACTTAATACCTCAAAGGTTGTATTAAACGCATCTGCTACTTTTTGGTTCTGATTAAATACCTCTGCTAACTTTGCAAAAGCAGCAACTGCTAAACCAATACCTGCAGCTTTAAGTGCGTTACCAATTCCCTTAACACCTTTTGCTACACCTCCTGTTGTATCTTTTACTTCTTCAAGGTTGTCATCTATACGCTGTACGCTTTTAGCTACACCATCTAAATCCTTTTGTGCTTTATCTACTTTAGCTTCAAGTTCTATTGTCTTTTTTACTGCCATTGTCTAAATTGTTTATATGCTTCTTTTATAGATTCAGGGTATTTATTTTTACCCATAGCTATATCTATGTATTCTCCTTTCCACTTTTCGCTTCTTGCAAATTCTAATAAGTCTAATATGTTTTGTATCACGGACATTCGTATTTTTCTACTACAGTTGCTGTAGCTGTTTCTATTATTATAAATCCTAATATTCTACCATCCCTACAAATATTTTGTGGACAAGGTGTAATTTTTTCTCCATACGCTAAAGCCATATATGGTGCTAACGTTTTATTAAATGGACTTCTATATACATTTAAAGAATTAAATGAATTTATACCACCATCATATGTTCTTTTACTACCAAGTTTAACTTTATCTCCTATTTCAGGGTATTCTTCTACACCACTATGATAAAAAGGACCACCTAATGTTACAATATCACCACATCCATATTGTTCAGGATTTTGTACACCACCACCTTGTAGTACGTATAAATCGTTAAATGCAGGTATTTCTTCAAATGGTGAAGGATTGTAATCATATGGGTCAGTTGGGTCACCTATTGCTGCAAATCTACAACTGAAAGGTATTTCTCTTGGTATCACTTGACAAGAACCAAACTGCCTTCTATCTTTAATCACTCCATTGACAACGTGTACACTAAAACCACAATTTAATTTTGCAGGTTGTATATTTTGTGCAGTACCATCAGAGTTCCATCCCCATTGAGCATAATATCCATCAGGTACTGTTGCTTTAGTTTCTGTTGAGGTTGTTGCAGTTCCATCTATAAATCCAAAATCTGATTTTCTTTCATCATTCCAATTTGTATAGACCGCAGTACCTTCGTTGTAGAATAAATTATAATTTTGGCTTGTAGTACTAAAGTTTATATTAGATGTACCACTTGGTATTGCAACATCTTTAAATGGTATAGAAGAAGAAGCAAATACTTGAGAATCATTTTCTGCATCTACTCTTGATGTAGCACTATAAGCAAACCCTACTCCTGAATTTACCTTTGTACCATTTATGGTAGCAGGTATGCTCATTTGTGTTTCTAACATACTAGATAAACCATTAGAAGTAACATTGTATTGTGTTGTTATTGCTCCACTTGGTATTGGAATACCTTCTACTACATAAGGCACTATTTTAGATTGTATTTCAAATGCACCTGATGTTACGTAGTCTACAAAATCACCATCATCTGTTTTTATTCTTACCGTTCTAATTACATCAGCAGGATTATCTGCAGTAGTAGATATTACGTAATTTACAGATGTTGCTGTTTCTGTGTATGGTGATGCAGGTACTGTATCGGATGATGTAATTGTTGTTAACGCATCTGCTTGGTCAAATTCTTCATCTGTGTTTGTTCTTGTATAGAATCTATAATAAATAACAGATGGATGTGTTAAGCCTGTAAGTTCTAATAGTTTTTCACCTTCTGTTTTATCGTCTGTTATTCTATGTTGCGTAACTCCTGATGTTCCTATAATAGCATCTAAATCATCTCCTACTAAATCATTATAAGTAGAACTATAAATAAAACCATATTCGTCTAAACTTGGTGTTTCTCCTATTTCACCTAATTCATCTATCTTACCTCTTAATGTTACTGCAGTAGATGAGTTGTTTGTCAGTTGGTCTACATCAGGTGTACTAATTGTAGCTATAGTTACTACAAGCGGTTCATCTACTACTTGTGGTATATTGCTTATAGCTGTATCAGCAGGAACTTCTTCATCAAATGTTACAATAGGTAATTCACCTGCTCCACAAGTTATATCTCCTTTAATTAATGTTGAATCAGCAGTAAGTTCTGTACTGTCTGTTGTATAACAATCTACTTCAGGAGTAAATTTAAGTGGTATAACAGGTTGTATTTCTTGTGTTTTTTCTTCTATAACACCTACTACCTCTTCTTTAATATTAATTAATTCTAATGTAGAAAGGTTGTTTTCAAAGTTTGTTGTTATTTTATTTATCTTATATAGCCTATCAAATATTATAACCTTGTCAGCAAGAGATAAATTGTGCAACATCTTAATAGGTAAGTATGCTTTTACAGTTGTTAATCTTCTTTGCTTATCAAATATTTCTGTTACGTACTTTTTGTAGTATTGGTCAAATAATGTTTTCTGATATGGTATGTTTGTAAACTCGTTTTTCTCTGCGTTAAAGTTTATATTCTCTGATTCATCTGTACCTGTAATAGATGTTTGTGTTGTTGCTACAGAATTAGATGGTATATATATAGATGATTGAGATGTTAATGTACCATTGCTGTCTATAACACCTATCTGTTGTGTTTTAAGAATAGGATAAAAAAGTAATGGCTTACCTAAATTAGGTTGTTGTTTTATATCAGCACTCCAACCCCATTGTGTATCCGTGTTATTACCATCTGCTACGTTTACTAATCTTTCATATTTAAAATGTTCAAAAGGTAATTTAACTGTATAAGTTTCTCCCTCAAACTTTGCACTTGCTTGGAATCTATTCTCACCCCATCCTACATTAAATAACTCTTTGTGGTTTTTAGCAAAAAAGTTATCTAAACCTTCATAGGTAAAGTCTATTTGTTTAAATGGTAATACACTATCTACCATTAAACTTTCTTTATCTAAATTTTGTGTTATATCCCACTTTTTATCACTTCTATTGTAAAACTCATCTAATGTTTTAACAACTAATATACCTTGTTCATTTTGGAAAGCTGTAAGGTTAAACATCTTAAACAATCCTGTAAGGAAGTCTATTACTTTTATTTCAGGTAATTGATTAGATATATTTAATGTTACATCCGATAATATAGATGCTGTGCCTGTGAAGTGTATATCAGCAGTACCACTAACTCTTCTTTTTCTTTGTACATAAAATCTAATATCATAAGTAGATGGTGTATCTGTTTCTATACCAAAACTATAATCTCCTGTGTTTAAAGGTAGTTCTCTTATTTCTGCATACTCTCCTGTTAATCCATCATATCTTTGAAATACATTTCCGTTTTCAAATATTACAAAGTTGTATTCTACCGTATCGTTGCTCGGAACAACAGTAACATCTAATAGCCTTTCTTTTTTTGCTCTACCTGTTGATTGGTCAGGGGGAGGTGTGGTAAAGTAATTGTTTCTTAAATCTACTACATCACCATTAGTATAAGTTACTTCAAAATCACCAACAGTTGCAATGTTGCCTTCATCTTCAAATAAGCCTCCTGTTTTATTGTGTAACCATAAATATAAATTATAAAATTGTGGATTTGTAGTGTTAAAGAAATCTTCACTAAACTCTATTCCATACTGAAACTCAATAGCTTTAATTATAGGATATATTCTTAAAGCAGGTTTTAACTGTGATAGTTCTAATCCGTGAGCAGTTCCTGCTTCATAAGCTATATTGTTTTGTGTTGCTGTATTGTCTGATGAATCACTTGTATCGTATATAAATCTTTTAGTGTGAGATATTAAAGGAAATATAATAGCATCTGTATAAGTTTCTAATTTAGATGTTATGTCTAATCCATCACTTAAATATGTTTTAATATTTGCATCAGAATAAGTAAAAGTAAAATCTGATGTAATCATTTTTAAGGCACTCAAATAATCATCTCCTACAAGGTCAGGTAAATTAACTGTGCTGCCAAAGAATGTTAACTTATAAGTATGTGGTTTATTTAAACGTAGTGTACTACCTTCTAATTTTATTTTACCTTTTTTAAATGGTTTATGATTTAAGTGTAAAATAGCATCAAACTTTCTTCTTGCATCAAAATCTAATATGTTATAATTGTAGAAGTGTTTAAATATTTTGTTATTGTTTTTACTTGCAGGTACATCAAAGGTTTTTGTATAGTCAGTAAATACCTTTTCTATATCTCTTACATCTTGTATTGATTGTGTGAGTTGTACACTTTCGTCATCAAACAATTCTATTTGCTGATATAGTGTAGATATATCTCTATTCTTTATGTATAACTGTAGTTTTAACATTAACGTACACTATTAATTTTTGTAAATGCAAATTCTAATTCTACTGTGTAATTTATTAGCTTATCGTTTAATACAGTTTTGTATGCTAATGATTTTGATTTAGGTAATACAGGAAGTGTTTTGTTCTCGTATCTTATCCATACGTTTTCTGATAAGAACATTTCTTCTATAGTACTATTCATATCTTCTTTAATAAATCCTGTATTTACCGTTAGTGAAGTTTGTGCATTAACATTATATCTTTCACTTTGTGCTGCATTTGTAGCGTAACTTGTTGTATTGTTTACTATTGTGTTTCTTCTGAACCTTTCGTCTGTTACATTTAGGTTTTCCATTGATTTTTTAAACATATACAAATCTTGGAAAGCACCGTACTTATTTACAAAAGTTATCTTGTAAGGTGTAAACTTTGGTTCACAAATATTTGTAACAGATATGGTTTTTAGTAATGTAGAATCGTCTGTATCATAAACCTGTATAGTAGAACTGTCAGCAGGTATGGTTACATATTGTATTTTTTGGTTTGTATTACCATCGTCAGTTATTTCTGTATCACTGCCATCTATTGTTACTTTACCAACACCTTCTCCAAATATTGGTAGTTTTCCTGCTGTGCCTTCAGGTAAATAAATATTGTTAGCGGTAATTAATGCGTTTCTTGATAGTTCAGGGTTTACCTCATCTTCAAAATAACCATATCCATCTAAAGCTAAATAAGTATTGTTTTGTGGGTTACTATATGTATAAGGTTGATTATTCTCATCAAATAAATTTGTAATAGCAGTTACCCAAACACACTTTGATAAATAGTCATTGTTAAAGTCTACATTAATGTAATCTCTTATAAGTTCTGAAACCTCAAAATTAATTTTATCATCTGCATTGATTCTTTCTTTTTGTATTGTATATTTTAAATCAGAACTTGTATAAGAACCTGATGTACCTGTATAAATATATAAACTTAACTGTGCTGTACTTATTGCCATAATTATAAATTTGTAAAACTTCCTGAACCTCCTACATCACAATTTGCCATTGCAACATTAGTAACTATTCCATTGTTATCAATTAACCATACTACATAAGAACCAACCCCAATACCTGCTCCTGCATTTATAGATGATGTTCTTACTGCGTAATATAAATTTTGTCCTGCAAAAGCAGTCCCTTGTTTACATACTGTTTTACCTTTTGCTGTTGTTGTGTTAGATGCAGTTGAAACTATTGCGGTAGTAGTAGCAAATGTATTATCACAAAAATCCGTTGGTGATACCCTACCTGTAGAAATAAAATAAGGGTTGCTTCCACAAGCACCTAAAGATGCAGGTTGTGTTATTGTTTTAGTACAAGTAATTGTTTGTGTACCATCTCCTGTATTAGAATACCCACTTGGTATTAACACAGTAAAATCTACTGTTCTGTCTGTTTCTGTATTTACCTCTGCAAAACTTATAGGTGTAAAACTCTGTATTGTGCCTAACTGTGATTTGCCAATATGTATATCACCTCTTGTGCTTATACCTTGCTCTGTTAAGTTTGCTATATCACAATCAAAAGTAGGTAAAGTATTAGTAGCTTGTTGTGAGAATGTTTTTTCACATATTACTGTTGCTCCTGCGTTTGTATATCCTGCAGGTGCAGTTAAATCAAAATACAACGTTACATCTTGTGCAGTACTTCCTGTGTTTGCTGCAACGCTTGTAATGTGTGAGCCTCCTGATGTTAAACTTTTTGCAGTTATTTCTGCTATAGTTACAGGGTCTGTAATAGTTCCATCTTGTGCTATACTCCCTCCGCTATTATCAAGGTTGGCATCTGTACAATCAAAAGCATCTGATAAACCATTTACTGTAACTGATATAGATTGAACTGCTGTACAAGTACCTGATGCACTTTCATACGCTTCTATGTATATTGTTTCAGTACCTCCTATTTGATTAGAAGTTAGTGTTAATGTATTTGATGATATACCTGCAGTTACTAAATTATTGTGGAAGTTTATTATATTATATCCTGCTATCGTGCCACCTGTAAAGTAAGATGATAAATCTACAGTTACACTACTACCTCCTACTGTAATAGTTTGTGCAGGGACACTACCAC